AGTACAGGTAGACATATGGTAGAACTGATTGTTCTTAGAAAATACCTAGCTTTAGAAAAAACAAAACAAACTATAGAGTTAGCTGAACAAGCGATAGAGAATGGTCAGAAAGTAATTATATTTACTAACTTCACACACTCTTTTGACGCTTTAATGGACCACTTTGGTAGAATTGCTGTTGGTCACAATGGTAAAATGAATGCAACTAATAAACAAAACTCAATAGATAGATTTCAAGAAGACGATAATGTAAGAGTCTTTGTCGGTAATCTTATTTCAGCTGGTACGGCAATAACACTAACCAAAGCTGAAACGGTTATTATGAATGATTTAGATTTTGTACCGTCAAACCACGCTCAAGCTGAAGACAGGGCTCATAGGATAGGTAGTACCTCAACAACCAATGTTTATTACCCTATAGCTGTAGGCACTATCGATGAAATGATTTACAAGATATTGGAAAAGAAAAGAAAGATTATTGATACTGTTATTGGTGATGAACATGTTTCTATGGATATAGAAACTGATTTATTTAAAGAAATGTTAAATGGATACTTTTAATAAAAAAATATTTTTCCAATCCTCTCTACCTAGAGCAGGTTCAACCCTTTTACAAAATGTGTTAGGACAAAACCCTAATTTTTATGTTACACCCACATCTGGTGTGTTAGAATTACTATATGCATCAAGAAATAATTTTACGTTATCACCCGAATTTAAAGCTCAAGACAAAAAAGAAATGGAAAAGGCTTTTAAATCTTATTGTAAAAGTGGTTTGGAAGGGTTTTTTAATGGTATCACAGATAAACCTTATGTAGTGGATAAATCTAGGGGATGGGGTGTTCATTATAGTTTCCTTAATTCTTTTTATCCTAATCCTAAAATTATTTGTATGGTTAGAGATTTAAGGGGTGTTTACTCCTCAATGGAAAAAAATTTTAGAAAAAACCAACACTTAGATTCAGGGATTATAGACCATTCCAAAATGAAGGGTACAACTACTGAAAAAAGAGTCGATATATGGGGTAACACACAACCAGTTGGTTTAGCTATCGAAAGAGTATATCAGATTATTAGAGAAGGTATGGATAAAAATATTTTGTTTATTAGGTTTGAAGATTTTTGTCAAAACCCTGAACAAGAAATAATTAAAATTTATAATTACTTTGGGTTACCTTATTATAAACATGATTTTATGAATGTCGAACAATTAACCCAAGAAGATGATTCTGTTTATGGTATCTATGGTGACCATAAAATAAAAAAAGAAATAAATCCAGTTAACCAAGATTGGGAACAAGTGTTGGGTACGAATTTGTGTAATAATATTTTAAATAAATACAGGTGGTATTACGATTACTTCAATTATTGACTAATTGAAAAATAATATTATTATTTAAAATAAAAAAATATATGAAATTTATTAACACTTGGGTATTACCTGTAATTATTTGTATGGTGGGTCTTTTATCTGTACTAATATTCACATACACGGACTCATTAATTGTCATGATTGTATCTTTAATACCAGCAGTCATCATCGTAACAGGACCTTTATTTAAACATTGGAGTGATTACTTTAATAAAATGCATGAGGAGAGGGATGATGAGTAAAGAAAGAGTTGTACACCCTAAACACTATAATAAAGGTGTTGAAATGTGGGATTACGCCCATTCCCACAATTTAGATTTTTTTGAGGGTAACATTGTTAAGTACGTCACTAGATGGAAAACCAAAAACGGTGTTGAGGATTTATATAAAGCAAAACAGTATTTGGATAAATTAATTGAACTGAATATAAAGTCGTGATATTTATCTAAAAAGATAAAAAATGAACGTTATTTTAAATGAAGGGTTATTAAACGAAGGTGGTTTACGTAATATAAAAGAATTATCTAAAAGATATGATAAAGCAAAAATATATTTCCACCAAGACTTAGATGGTGTTACGACAGCTTTAGCGATGAAAAATTATTTAGAAAACAACGGCATAAAAGTTGTTGATTCTGAAATAATACAATATGGTGACAAAGAGTTCGCTATTAAAAAACCTTCAGCTAAAGGTGATATCATGCCGGTTTTAGTTGATTTCGCTCATGGGAAACCAATGTTTGTTATCCATACTGACCACCACGATAAACAAGTGGGTGCTGAAAAGGGGGCTTCAACATCATTTAGACCTTCCCGTTCTAACGTTGAGACTATTTCACAAGTAGTTTCTCCTTCAGATATTTTTCCTGATACCGATATTAAAATGATTTCTACTGTTGATTCAGCTGATTTTGTTAAAATGGGTATTAAACCTGAAGACGTAATGACTTATGTTTTTAAGTTAGATAAAGAAAAAGAACTTTCTAGAAATAAAAAAATTATGGCTCTAGTAACTAACAAGTTATTATTATCGTACAAAAACAAACCAAAGTTTTTAGAGAACTTAGTTATGAATTCTACCCCATCTCTTTTAAACATTTATTTAAACATAGTTAAACAAGCAAAAGAAGAAGGTTATGTTTCTCCCGATGTTATGAAATCTAATCTAAAGGATTATATTGAAAAACAAAAAGAAAATAAAAACGTAGAATATCTAAAAGACTATGGGATTATATCCCAATACGGTGGAGGAGCTTTATTTAAACCTGGAGCTTATGATAGATACGTTCCTTTTAAAAATCACCCTGAAGCTAACTTTTTAGTTATAGGTTGGCCTTTGGGTTTATTACAAGCTTCTTGTAACCCATTTAAGGCTAGTAGAGAATTAAAAGGTGTTAACTTGGGTGAGATAGCACAAGAAGTTTTAAAAGAACATGAATCAGAATTAAAAGAAAAAAAGATTACTGTAGACACCATTAAATATTTTGCCGAAAAACATAAATCTTTTGATGATAGTTCTGTTGGTTTTACATTTAAGGACATGGTAGCGATGTTTGAGGAAACTAGTGGGGGTATTGACGGTATCGATAGAACACCAAAAGGTTCACCTGAAGAATATACTGTTGAGAGGTGGCAAAACGCAATTAAAAAAGTAATGGATAAACCTTACAGTAAGTTAAGTGATAGAGAAAGAAAGGCACTTAAATTATTATCTGTTAACGGTTGGGATATGGTACAAGCGAATAGTGGTGGGCATAAGTGTATCACTAATATATCTGGTTTAATGTATTTTGGTAAAGATGGTAAACCATTTTTATTAAAATTAAAAGAGGGTTTGATTAATAAATTAAAAGAAAAAATTGACGCTGATAAAGTATCTGAAAACATTATCACTAAAAAGGATATAATAAAAGAGGCCAACGAATTCCAAGAAATATATTCTACCATGTGGGATAAAATGTTAAACCAAGTTTGTATGAAATATACAAAAGATAGGAATAAGGCAGAAGATTTCTGTCAAAATGGTTTTATTAAAGTTCATAAAAATTTACATAAATACGATGACACAGGTTCATTAGAGGGTTGGGTTAGAAGAGTTATAAAAAACAATATATTAGATGAATTAAGAAAAAAAGATGTACCATTAGTTTATGGTACTGAAAATAGTTTTGATTTTTCTAGATTAGACACTGGTAATGAAGAAGAGGAACTAGAGTCGGGCATATCAATGTCGGATATTGTTAAAATTTTACCTAAGATACCACAATCACAAAGAATAACTTTTGAGAAGTATTATTTAGATGGTTTGACACATATTGAAATAGCTGAAAAATTAGGGGTGACACCAAGTACCTCTAAAACAAACCTAATGAAAGCTAAAAAGAAAATAAAAAGTTTATTAAATAGGTAAAAAATAAAAACACATTCCTATTTAGAATGTGTTTTTTTATGCTTATAATTAAACCATTAATAACTAGTGGGTAAGATTAACCCGTACCAAAAATCTAAATTTATGGGTGAAATAAAAAAAGCAAGTCCAGAAGACATTAAAAAGTTTTTAGAAGGACATGACGATGAAAAATACATCGTATCTATAGAACTAGACCAAACAGGAGATTGGTCGATAGACGAAACAAACAAAGTATATATTGTGATTGACGACCCTAAAAAGGGTAAGAAAATTAAAGTTCAAAAGTTTACACCTTTTTGTTGGACAAAATCATTAAGAGGAAGTGGTTTTTATGATGATGATGTTGAAAAAATAAAAAGAAAAGCTAGAGAATTCGGTATTTATACTGAAAAATTAAAAACAGGAGATAACGAAAGGTTAGAAGATGGTTACAAGTATATTGTTAAAACAACAGGTACTTACCGTGATTTAGTTAACTTCTTTAAACGTGGTGGCATAAATCCTTGGGATAGGGATAGAAAGTTAGTACAGATATTACCACCTGTAGAACAATTTATGGTACAGACAGGTAAAAGACTTTTTAAAGGGTATGAAGATTATACTGATGTTCACAAATTAACTTTTGATATTGAAACCACTAGTTTAACACCTGAGACTGGACATTCGTTTATGGTAGGGGTTAAAGATAATCGTGGTTTTAAAAAGCTGTTAACAGCTTATGGTGAAGATGGTGAATATAGTGTTGATGGTGAGAAAAAAATGTATGAAGATTTATTTAAAATTATACATGAACTAGAACCATCTATTATTGTTGGGTACAACTCAGAAAACTTTGACTGGAATTATATTTTTGGTAGAATGAATATCTTAGGTATGTCAGACACAAATATTAGGAGAAATAAAAAAGATAATAGAGTAACGGCTATTGACATATCGTGTGACGCAATAAAAACCAAACACCCAATGGTCGGGTTGACTAGAAAACCAGCGACTTTAAAAATGGGTGCCGAAATAGAAGATTATTACCAAACAACAATGTGGGGTTATAATATTATGGACACGTACCATAGAGTTAGACAAGCTATGGCTTTAAACTCTAGTTTACAAAATGGTAGATTGAAGTATATAGCTCAAGAGGCAGGATTGGAAAGACATAATAGAGTCTATATTGATGGTGCTAAATTAGGTAAGATTTGG